ATGGATATGCTGATGAGGAAGAGTGTTATGCTGACAGGCATAATCACAGAGCAGAATGGTATGATGCTATCTGTGCTTACAATGTACCTGATGCAGCGACTCTAGGTAGAGAAATGTTTGCTGCTTACGATATCTATTGTGGGCTACGAAACAAGCGTGAATTTTTTGCAATGCAAAACACTGGCGTATTTGATTATTGTATTTGGGTTGATCGTAGCAAGTTTTTAATGCCCGAATCAAAAGATAGCATGAGTCTAGAACAGTGGATGGCAGATTTTACAATTGACAATAATGGTACACTAGACGAGTTAAAGTTTAATATAGATCAATTAATGCGTCATTTAGAAGTCAGGAGTTAGATCACCTTGACGCCATCGCACACCTTCTTTTTGTAAGGTACGTTGACAGTTAGCACAAATTGTTTTTAAATTAGTATGGCGGCAATTACTTAAATCTCCATCTATATGAAATACATTAAACTGTTCAGAGTGCTTTGATTTAAATCCGCATTTTTCACATACATTTTTCTTTTTATAACCACGTTGCTCCCATAGTGGAATACCGTGACCTTCGCCATTGCGCAAGCACTTTTCGCATAACTTGCGATAGTATGTTTTATTATTTTTTTTATAATTTATTGCAGCCGGTCTTTTCTTACAGGTACATAAAGGTCTCATATTGTATTTAGCTTACCTTTTCGGTACCTTTTCTCGGGGTATATCATAGGTGTTTTGCTACTAATATAATAAATACTGTATAGAGAACACTAACATCCAATAGGAGAAATAACATGGCATTAGTATCACCAGGCGTAGAAGTCAATGTAATTGATGAAAGCTTCTACACACCAGCAGCCGCTGGAACGGTACCTATGATCTTTGTTGCTACTGCAAGTAATAAAACTAAAAGCAGCGGCACAGGAACAGCAGTAGGTACACTAAAAGCAAATGCAGGTAAACCATATTTAATCACTAGCCAACGTGAGCTAGGCGAAACTTTCGGCGATGCACTGTTTTACAGTGACAATAACGGCAATATGATTCACGGCGGAGAGCTTAACGAGTACGGTCTACAAGCTGCATATTCAACACTGGGCGTGAGTAATCGTGCTTATGTTGTTCGTGCAGATTTAGACTTAGCAGAATTAACTGCAACTGCAACTGCTCCAGGCGGCGAGCCGGCAAACGGTGCATATTGGTTTGACACGTCAACAAGTAATTATGGTATCCTTGAATGGAATGGCGCAGGAATTAACGTTACTGGCGGACAATCATTTACTGCAAACACACCAACAGTACTAACTGTAGTTACCGACTTAACAGGCGAAGTAGCAGGCAACGCTCCTAAGGCATCAATTGGCCAAATCGGTGATTATGCAGTCGACGCAAACGATACAATGAATCGTTTGTATTACAAAACACCAGGATACGGCACAACTGCTCAAAGAGCAACTAACGTAGGCACTTGGGTTGAAGTAGGCGGCGATGCATGGAAAGCAAGTTGGGCTGCAACACGTGGCACAACTACAAATCCTGTTTTAACAAACGCTGATTCGATTACTATCAACACTACTGATGTTCCTATTTCTGGAACTGACATTGCTGCTATGGTTACAGCAATCAATGGCGCAGGTGTAACAGGCGTAACAGCAGCACTGGTTGACGGTTCAATTGAAATCTATGCAGATTCAACAAGTGATAGCGACGGAGCAGGCGCCGGAGCAGCCGACGGTAAAGTTGCACTAGCAACAGGTACTGGCGATTTGCTATCAGACTTAGGACTAACCGCAGGTACTTATAGTTCAGCTAGATTAGAAGCAGCACCTCATACGGCTGTACCTGGATTTAAAGCAGGAGACGCAGTTCCAGCACCAACAGGCAGTATTTGGATTAAAACAACTACACCAAACGGCGGTGCAAATCTTAGTGTTAAGCAGTACAGCACAGCAACACAGCTATGGTCAACTGTAAATACACCGATTTATACCACTCCAGAAGCTGCAATTTACGGCTTAGATAAAACAGGCGGCGGCACTAACTTACTAGCCGGTGCTCTATATGCCAAAGTCAATGTAGACGAACTTGCTAATCCAATCGGAAATTACAAATTGTATTCAAGAGCAGCAGCAGGCGCAACTAGTATTACTGGTTCAGTAATCGGAGCAACAGGCGTTGCAGCAGCTACATATACGTTTACTTTAACTGAAACTAGAGCAAATAGTGCAGGACATTCAACTAGTTTTGGTGTAGAAGTTACTACATTAGGTTCGAGTGCAGATACAGAATTACTTGCGGCAGCAATTAATGCTAAAGGTATGACAAATGTTGTAGCACTAGTTGATGCACAAAATAGAGTTGTAATTCAGCACAAATTAGGCGGAGACATTGAAATTGTTGATACAGATAGCGGACTAGCACTATTTGGTTTTGCAGCGGCAACAACAGCTAACTTGTATGTTGGTCCAAATAATACTGGATTAGTAGCTTCTAATTGGAAGCCACTTGTTTATACAGCATCAGGCAATGTTCCATTAAGTTTAGCAACAGATGGTCAGTTATGGTATAATAGTGTAGTCGACGAAGTTGACATCTTAGTACACAATGGCGAAGCATTTGTTGGTTTAAACTATGACGGAGCGTCAGGTTTATCAACAGTAGCAAGTCCATATAGTGGAACAGATCCAGCAGGTCCTCAAGTCGCAGCAACTGCTCCAACTAAACAGTCGGACGGCACGGCTCTAGTTAATGGCGATATCTGGGTATCAACAGCAGACGTTGAAAACTATCCAGCAATTTACAGATGGAATTCATCATTAACGACACCAGCTTGGGTACTACTTGATAAAACAGATCAAACTACTGAAAATGGCGTATTATTTGCAGACGCACGTCAAGGCGACACAGGCGGAACAGCAGACGATGCACCAAGTGCAACTATTGCAGAAATGCTAGTAAGTGATTATGTAGATACAGATGCACCAGATCCTTCACTATATCCAAAAGGTATGTTGTTATGGAATCTACGCAAAAGCGGATTTAACGTTAAGCGTTTTGAACGTAACTATGTAGACACAACTGCTAAAAATGTTCGTCAAGGCGGCGTTGACGCAGGTGCTTCGATGGCAGCTTACTACCCACACCGTTGGGTTACTGATTCAGGTAACCAAGCAGATGGTTCAGGTAGCTTTGGACGTCACGCACAGCGCAAGAGTGTTGTACAAGCACTACAGGCAACTGTTAACAGCAACCAAGATATCCGTGACGAAGAAAGTCGTCAGTTTAACTTAATTGCAACTCCGGGTTACCCAGAGCTAATTGGCGAAATGATCACACTAAACTATGATAGACGCTTAACAGCATTTGTTATCGGTGATACACCATTCCGCTTAACACCAGATGCAACTTCATTGAATGAATGGGCAACTAACGTTAAACTAGCACTAGAAGACAACGACGACGGTGCAGTAAGTTTTGACGAATACATGGCTATGTATTATGGTTCAGGATTCACTAGTGATAATGCAGGTAACAACATTGTTGTTCCACCAAGTCACATGGCACTACGCACTATCATACTAAACGACCAAGTTGCTTTCCCTTGGTTTGCTCCAGCAGGAACACGACGCGGTGGCGTAAGCAATGCTACAAGTTCAGGCTATATTAATAGTGAAGGCGAATTTGTTTCAGTAGCACTAAACACAGGACAGCGCGATACACTTTATTCAAACGCAATTAACCCGATCACATTTATTAGTGGTGCAGGACTTGTTGTATTTGGACAAAAGACTCGTGCAAGAAATGCAAGTGCATTAGATCGTGTAAACGTAGCACGTCTAACTGTTTACTTACGTGGACAGCTAGAGCTGTTGGCAAAACCGTACTTGTTTGAGCCAAACGACAAGATCACAAGAGATCAAGTTAAAGCAGCAGCAGATGCATTGTTACTAGAACTAGTAGCACTACGTGCATTGTATGACTTCTTAGTTGTATGTGATGAATCAAATA